GCATATATCCGGATTGATAACCCTCATCATTCCTTGCAACAACTCTTTTTCTGAAGTACAATACCTCTGCCGTTAGGGAGGGCTGGCCGAGTGGTCGAAGGCGGTTGACTTGAAATCAATTGAAGCGTAAGCTTCCGGGGGTTCGAATCCCTCGCCCTCCGCCATAGGGTATAACGTGGTCATCGAGGAAAACGCCAAACCTCGATGGCCACTTGTTTTTTGTCTTTTTACCTTTTCGCCTTTATCGCCATTTTCGCCTGTTTCGGGTATACTTTTTGTACCCGGTTTGTACCAGCACGAATCCGGGTACAAATCGGGTACAAAAGGAGGAATCCTGGAATGGGGCTTACGGATATGGAGATACGGAAGGCAAAACCGGGGGAAAAGAGGTATGTTCTCCGGGATTCCGAAGGGCTTGCTTTACGGGTACATCCATCGGGTAAAAAGACCTGGATCGTGCGCTGCATGGTAAACAGAAAAAACCTGGCTAAAACCATAGGAGAATATCCTGCCATGGGTATTCGGGAAGCCCGGGTGAAAAGAAACGAGCTCCGCATGGAACTACAGCGCGGCGATACGGACGAGACGGGAACCTTTCGCACTCTCGCGGAAGAATGGTATAAGACAAAGGTGGAGCCTATTCGGGTACCTCGCCATGCCGAGACCGTATGGTCTCGGTTGGAGAGGCTTATTCTCCCATATCTTGGAGACCAATCCCCCCGAGCGATAACCGCCCCGGAGCTCCTTCACGTTTTACGCCGCATCGAGGCGCAGGGGCACATAGAGCTTGCACACCGGACATGCCAGATAGTGGGTCAGGTTTTGCGCTACGGCATCGCCACGGGGAAGGCGGAGCGAGATGTGGCGGCGGATCTCCGGGGCGCTCTCATTCCCAGGCAGGCGGAACACTACCCCACTATTACGGATCCCCGGGAAATAGGGGCGCTCATGAGGGCAATTCGGGGTTTTTCCGGGTCTCTTATCGTGCGTTGCGCCATGCTTTTCCAAGCGTATACGGCGGTTCGCCCGGGGGAACTGCGCCATGCGGAATGGAAGGAGATTTCCGGAGATCTCTGGAAAATCCGAGGCGAAAAAATGAAGATGCGGCGGGATCACCTGGTACCCCTTTCGGCGCAGGCTCTTTCAGTTTTACAGACCCTGCGCCCCATGACCGGGGAAGGCCCTTATCTTTTCCCCTCTTTCCGTACTCCTCAAAGGCCCTTTTCAGATGCTACCGTGAACGCCGCCCTGCGGCGCCTCGGGTATTCTCAAGACGAATTTACCGGGCATAGCTTCCGCTCCATGTTCTCCACCATGGCCAACGAAAACCAATGGCCATCGGACGTTATAGAAAGGCAGCTCGCCCACGTGGAAAAGAATGCGGTGCGAGCTGCCTATAACCATGCGGAATTTCTGGACCAGAGAAAGGATCTTATGCGCTGGTGGGGGGAGTGGTTGGACGAGCAACAGCGGAAAGATGCCTGAAAGCACATCGAACCTGGTGAGGGGTGAAAATTTTTGCCTTTCGCTGATTCCATGCGCAAACTTTCCGATATGCCTCTTCCTCGGTTTGTGCGGGGGAAGAAATTTCTTCCTGCTCCAAAAGGTTGGCATGGGAGAAAGAAACCCAGTGAACGGAAGAGAGGAGCTCCATTCCGTGGGGGGTTTCAAAACCACGAATTATCCCGGAGACTTTCCCCAAAACCTTGCTCTTTTCGGGGTTTTCCCGGAGTACCTTTTTTGCTTCGTTTATGGCCTCCGGGAGGAGGGTTATCTCTCTTCCCGGGTTGTTGTCATCTCCGCAACCCTCGATATAGTGTCCATCCATGTCATGAAGCATGTGAGAAAGATTCTCGGCATAAGGACCGTATGGCCCCGCAGAAAAAGCGAGCCCCATCTTCGCCCCGGCTTCTTCAAGAAAATATCCAAGCTTCTGGGCCTCTAAAAGGCTAAGCTCGTAATCCTCCCGGGAGTATTGGTGCATGGCCAAAAGCAAAAGTGCCTTTGCTACCGTGAGTTTCGGTCTTGCGGTGTTGATGGGCATGTCTTCGGGGTTTGGAGTTCCCGCTGGTTCAAAAACGAGCACATCGACATGGGGTATTTTTGCGAAAGCCTTTTCTATGAGAACCTTGACTTGCCCCCAATCCAACCCGCCGAGCCCACACCCCAGAGGGGGAACAGCAATGGACCTGATGCCCAGTTCTTGCACCACTTGGACAAGGTTTTCCAGCCCGTCACGGATATACCACATTTTTGAAGATTCTTTCCAATGGTTTTTTGTGGGGAAGTTGATGATGTATTTCGGGCTGAAGAGATGTTCCGATAACGTAAAGACAAAAACTTTTCCGGGGGTAATTTCTTTTCGGTCACAGGCCTTTTTGTAGGCCTTGAAGTTTTCGGGATAGCTTTTTTTGAATTGCAAAGCGATTCCTTTTCCCATAACGCCAACGCAATTAACCGTATTGACAAGAGCTTCCGCCTCAGCTTTCAGGATGTTTCCTCGTCGAAAAGTCAGCATGCCTTCCCCCTCCCTTCAAAACTTTAATAGTACCAGCTTGGCACAACTTCTATCGGAATGTTTGCAAATGATGAGTTTTGCAGAATGCCAGAAACTCTTTCTCTCATAGTATTATCGCAAGTGATTATCCTTCGCACAAGAGCAAAGGGGCACTTTTGGTAAACAAGAAATTCCGCCTGTTTTCTCCTTTTTATATCTCCATCATCCCTCGTGTCTTGCCAATACATGGCATAGATAGCCTTCCAGTCTAGTTTATCAAGATCCTTGAGATCATCGAAGAAAGCCGTAAACTTCTTGTTCGCCTGCCCATCGGAGAAAAGAAATAGCGGCATTGTCGGGGATTCGAAATCCTGAGCGCATAAAACGAGGTAGACGATCTCGCTTTGGATTCCTCTCTTGGAGTTGACATAGAGCATGGGGGAGCGAGGTCCGAAGTAGAAGGGGACATAATCGTGAAGGCAAGTGCTGGGGCAATCGCTGAGGTGATCTACGGGCATGGCGAACGTGCCTCTGTAGCCTTGTACCCCTTCATCATGAATAGGTTCGTAGGCCTGATTGGAAGGAGCATGATTTTTTGCGCATAAAACGCCATTTTTTATGATGGTCGAGAGATTGTTTATGTGAACGATGCGGAGTATCGGAGTCGGAACCACGACGCTGGAAACGGAGTCAATGTCATATATTTCTAATCCTTTAGGCAAAAAACCACCTCCCAGCTTTTGTTTGTTCAGAAGCTGGCGTCGTGGAGCCGCCAGTATTCGGGGGTGTCTTTGAGGTAGGGGTTTTCTTTGGCGTAGTCGATGGCTTGTTTCCCCGTAGAATTCTTTGGCCTTGCGTTGGCCCCGGAATTGAGAAGTATAGATATAATTTCAGGGTTATTTGAAAAACGTGCTGCCGCCATTAATGGGGTGACTGTTTGCATTTCAATATTGGGATTGGCTCCCATTTCGATTAACTTGGATACTATTTGGGGGGATTTGTTCGCTCCTACTGCGAGTAATAGTGGCGTAATGCCTCCATTGTCTCTTGCATTCACGTTGGGGGTTTCCTCAAGGATGTGCATTACGACACCATCATTCGGGTTAAAAAGTATGGCGCTCATAAGCGGCGTGCCCCCATCAATTGTTCTTGAATCAATGTTTGCTCCGTTTTGCAATAAAATAGAAAGAACTTTATAGTTCGGATTATTTGCAGCAGCATGATGAAGCGGAGTAAATCCATTTTTATCTCTTGCATTTACCGAAGATCCGGCATTAATTAGGGTTTGAATTATTTGCGGGTTTATGTTCCCAAAAGCTGCGGACATCAAAGGAGATATGCCTCCCGTAGTGGGAGCGTCTACTTTTGCCCCTGCTCTCAAGAGAAGAGAAATGACTTCGGGATTAGGGTTATTCCCTGTCGCTAATATCAGAGCAGAAAAATGCCCTTCAGGTGTAACTCTATTGACATCTCCGCCAGCAAGAATCAGCTCGGATAAAACATGATGATTTCTGTTCCCGTAAGCAGCGCACATTATTGCAGTGACACCTTTTTCGGACATGGCATTTACATTCGCCCCTGCCCGTAACAAGAAGGAAACGACTTCAGGGTTTGGATTGCTTCTTGTTGCAAACATGAGTGGGGTAAGTCCTTCGTAAGTTCTTAAATTTGGGTCAGCGCCTCCCCTTATAGCTTCAGCCACTTCGTTATATGTTCCATATGCGCATAGCTTGAAGAAATTTTCTTCCGAGGCGACTTGTTGCTCTGAGAGGATATATTCGAAAGGGTCTTGGAAGGGTGTTTCAATCGCTAGCGTTTCCTTTTTCCCACACGCAATAAGGGAAAGAACCAAGAAGATTACGCAAAGCTTTTTCATCACAATCCCCTCCTTGGCAAACTTTGAAGTGCCATGACCTCTCCGAGGATGGTGAGCCATTCGAGGTCTCGTTCTTCCCTGGTGATCAGGATGTCTTCATACTCGGGGTTTGCAGCCCGAAGGATTACCGAGCCATCCGGCTTGGGGAAGAAGTACCGGATGAGCCATCGTTTGGTGTTGCCTCCGTAGACCGCCAGGACTACGTCTCCGTTTCCCAGATCCGAGTAGGGTACCACCAGACAGAGGGCCCCATTCAGGATTCCCGCCTGTTTCATGCTATCCCCTTCAGCCTTGAGGCAGAACATGCCTTCCGTGTAGGTGATTCCCAGAGGTTCCAGTGCCCAGGGAACCATTTCCGTGGCGTAGGTTTCCAGGCATTCGTAACAGATTCCCTCTCCGCAGCAGGCCGCGAAGATTTCAGGGTCCAACAGCGGTACGGGGGTGAGGGCATATTTCCGGAAAGGTTCCGATCCTCCCTGGAGTTCCTTTCGTGCCATAATTCCCCTTTTTTCGAGGGCCTTCTCGATATTCCAGGAGGGGGCAAGATCCCTGACCAATCCCGGCCAATCCAGGCAGAGTCCCAGCATTCCCGTGGGGACGTCGTCGCTGTTCGCACTCCCCCACTCTATCTGTTCACGGGCTTGTTCTTTTGTAACCGGGGAGGGCATCCCATCCAGGAGTTCCGAGTAGGAGATTTTCAGGGCTTCCCGGATTTTTCCGAGAGCTTCGAGGGAGATTTCTTTTTCTTCGTTTTCCCATGCTTCGAGGGTTTCCGGAGAGGCGTCTATTTTTCGGGCGAGTTCTTCGAGGGTGAGACCGGCTTTTTGCCGGGTGGTTTCAAGCCGGGGACCGAGGGATTCCCCTAAAAGCTGTGCCACGGTAATGCCAAAAATCCTAGCAATCTTTTGTTTGTCTGTATCAGAGGGGTTCCGTTCTCCTGCTTCCCATCGATGGATTGTGCTTTTAGTGACACCAAGTTTTTCCCCTAACTCTACGGCGCTCATGTTTTTTTGTTGTCTCAGTTTTTTTAATCGTTTACCGATCATTCTTTTCACCTCTCTCCACAGTAAAGATACCACTTTTGCGACGTTTGAACAGTTGACATTTTTGCGCCTATCTCTCTTTTTGCCCCTTGCAAGTCGCAAAATTTGCGTTTATAATGGGCTTAAACAGGAAGGGAGGTTCCCGGTATGCGACTACGAGAAATAAGAAAGAAAAAAGGAGCTGATCCCGTGATGCTCGCTCATGCTTGTTCTACGTCGTTGAAAAATTTCTATCGATGGGAACAAAACCCCAAAAAAATTCGCGGAGCGAAACTAAAAATCATTGCGGATATTCTCCACTGCTCCATCGAAGAACTCCTAACGGAGTAGCAAAGAAAGGAAGGCATAACCATGAAAAGGAAAAATCGCATCCTCCACAAGTTTGGGATCCATCACGACGGAACCCGGTACGTCTTCAGCGCCTGGGGAATAGGGGCCTGGATCAGCCGAACCCTCGGCCCAATCGCATACAGGCACATCAAACGCTTCGGGACGGAAGAACAGAAAAAAAGCCTTTCGCTCTGGTGGGACTACGAAGAATTGGGAATCCTCACGGAAAAGGCATACGGCTACGAGCCGGGAAAAGTAGGGTTCCTGGCCTCCCTGGCAGCGGGAAGATTGGTATAGCCAATGCACATCGGGGAAAACATCCGGAAGGCGAGAGAGAGAAAGGAGCAAAGACAAGCTTCTTTGGCAAAAAGAATCAACACGGAGTAGGAAAAAGGAAGGTAGGCATAGCAATGGAAAACATGATGAAAGACAAACTCTTTGAGGCAATGAAGAAAGAAGGGCTTGCCCCCAAACGGAGGGAAGCCCTCGTAGCAGACGGGGATATGCACCGGTATCAAATTGATGGAGACCGCCCCAACATAAAAAACGGAGCCTATCAGGTCATCCCGGAAGAGAACATGGCGTGGTTCATGACCTTCCGGGAACAAAAAAAACACATCGTAACGTTTAGCGTTGAATCTCCGGAGGGGTAAGGGAAGCCCCCACAATCTGATCCGCAAACAGCGTAAGAGCGGGAAGTTTGAGCGTTGTTTTCAAGTCAAAAGTCTGGATCTCCACATTGTTCAACGAAATGGCCTGGGTTGTCCAGGGTTCGTACGGTTCTCCGGCAGGGCTTTGCTCGACAAGATTGCGTGCAGAGGAATACACATTATCAAGTTCTTTCTGGGTATCGGGTGAGAGGAGAGAGCTATCCGTACCATCGCTGCTTTTCAGGGGGAGTTCTCCCGATATGATCCCCGCTGGAGTAAGAAAAAATATGCGTTTCTCTTCGGTAAAGTGCCCTGCAGTCAAAAAAGAAAAAACGAGAGCTTCTTTTACGAGCATGAGAAATCTCCTTTCGGGAACTGAAAAATAATTAAGGCGGAACCATCCGGAAAAGTGTAGCACAAAATAAATAAAGGGGGGAAAAGCAATGGCGAGAATGGCCCTCAACCTTGAATACGGTTTGTATGAACGCGAAGGGAAACCCTTCTGTACAAGCCGCCAGGTAGCGGAAACGTTTGAGAAGAGGCATAACGATGTCTTGAGAGATATCAGAGAGCTTGATTGTAGCGAAGAATTCCGACTGCGCAATTTTGCGCAGACGCATATCACCTTCGAGATGCCGACCGGAGGTAAGCGGCGAGATCCTCAAATTCTTATGACCAAAGACGGTTTCATGTTTCTGGTTATGGGATATCGGGGCAAAAAAGCGGCAGCATTCAAAGAAATGTACATCGAGCGATTCAACAAAATGGAGATCTTCATAGAAAGCCTTCTTGCCGCCAGGATGGAACACCCGGCCTTTACCGAAGCCGTAATGCTTGCCCACGACGAGCCGAAAAGCTACCACTTCATAAACGAATCCGACATGATCAACCGCTTGGTATTGGGGGTATCGGCGAAGCAATTCCGAGAAACCCGGAAAATGCAGAAGGGCGAAAGCATTCGTCCATACGTAAAGGAAGAAGAAATTTCTACCATCGAAATGCTGCAAAAGGTGGATATAGGTCTTTTGGCCGTAGGGATTTCTTACGAAGAAAGGAAAACCATTCTGCGGAGCTACCTGAAAAAATGGAAGGACAGATCCAGAGGGAAGGAGATTGCATCATGACTCTTGAAGCCATGATCTCTGAACAGTTTACATCGAGGCTTGTGGCGGAGGCGGTGCCTCTCGTCAAAGATCTTTTGCGGGAGCAACTGGAGATCCTCCGGAAGGAGCTGCTTCCCCCGAAAAACATCACCGCCAAGACGGCGGCGGAGATGTGCGGTGTGAGCCTTTCGTCCTGGTACGACCTTGTGAATGACGGATACGCCCCGAAGCCAATCCCCTTGAGCGATACGCTGAAACGCTGGGATTTGCGGGAGGTGGAAGCGTATTTGGAAGCCCGGAAAGCTCTCCGGGAACGGGAAGTTTCTTAATAGGAAAGGAGCAATGATTATGCAGGCAATCTGGATCGTAGTGTACCCCGTGCTGGGGCTGGCGTTCTGCTGGGGTTTCCTCCGCACCGCCGTGGAGATTCACGAGTACCATATCTGCCGGAAACACACGCTGTTGAGGAAACGGGCAATCCGGGCGATCCGGGGAGGTATGTAGATGCGCCTTTACCGGAACGATGCGGGGGCGGAAAAAGAGAGAAGGGCTCCCCAGAAGAGGAGCCCCCGCACTATAGGCAAGACAAAGGCGTTGCAGCGCCTTGATTCATTGTACCCTGCCCGCGGCGGATCGTCAAGCAAAAGCGACAAAAGGATTGCACGATGAATCACGATCCACGCGAGATAGTCCAGAAACTTTTGGATGCCATGCGGGAACACGGTCTTGCCCCTTCGCCGGGGCAGGATCTTTTCCCGGATGGCCTTTTGCATCGCTATCATATCGACGGCGATAAGCCCCGGACGAAGAACGGGGCGTACCAGATTTTTCTCGACGATCACCCCGCCGCCTGGTTCAAGAGCTGGCGGGATCCGGATGCGACACATACGGTTTCCCTGCACTCCTCTACCCTGACCACGCACCAACGGGAACAGATGCGGGAAGCCCTGGAAGAGAAGAAGCGGGAGCGCTTGGAGATTCAGGCGGATCTGGCCAGACGGGCGGCGGATGAGGCGCTGCACTTGTGGTTTCAGGCCGGAGAGCCCCGGGGGGAGAATGAGTATCTTATCCGGAAAAAGATTCCTCCTTACGGTTTGCGGCAGTACGGGGATGCCCTGCTGGTTCCTCTGGCGGATGTTTCCGGGAAGCTCCAGAATTTGCAGCAGATTTTCCCGAACGGAGGAAAACGCTTTCTGAAGGGCGGAGCCGTGAAGGGGTTTTTCTGCTTTCTTACGGGAGCTACGGGATCGAGCGGGGCTGATCCCATCCTATTATGCGAGGGATGGGCCACCGGGGCTACCCTCCGCGAGGCTACGGGCTGGCCCGTGGCCTGTGCGATGAATGCGGGGAATCTTTTGCCCGTGGGTACCGTGCTCCGGGCACGCTATCCCGATAGGGACATTATTCTTTGCGCAGATGATGATTGGCCTGGCCCCAAGATTATGGCCGCCCTGGGGGCGAAGAGTATGACCCTGGAGGATCTGGACCTTGCGGAGACGGGGATTTCGCGGCATTCTCTCGCTCTCTGGACCCGCACGAGGACAACGCCCCCTCCGAGCGTCCGGGAGAAGCTCGCGGCTCTTCTGGATATTCAGAAGGTGAAGCTGGGCAATCCCGGCATAGAAAAGGCGCAAGCCTGTCTTCTCCCCCTTGGAGGGGTGATGGCGGAGCCCCCGTTCGGGGTAGAAGACCCCGGCACGGATTGGAACGATTACGCCGCTTTGTACGGTACGGCGGCAGTAAAGGCGCACCTGGAGAAGGTTCTGGAGGATCACCGGGCGGCCAAGGGGGCACAGCAGGAGGCTTCTGCGGGAATCCCCTCTCCCTGGGAGATTTTTCCTTCGATGTACATTACCTCGAAGGGCAAGCCTCTGGGGATCATTGAAAATCTTCGGGCTCTTTTTGCACACTTCGGCATTAAATGCCGTTATAACCAGGTGACGAAAGATCTTGAAATACTTTCCCCGGGAGAAGACGCTCAGGGAGATATTGCGGAAAATGCGGCCTATGCCCGGGCGGTTTCTCTGGCGGCGAAGGTGGGCTATCCTACCCAGAATCTGGGAGATTATCTCTATGCCCTGGCGGAGGAAAAGGAGTACAACCCCGTGCGGGAGTGGATTCTTTCTTCTCCCTGGGATGGGGTGGAACGGCTTTCCCTTTTCCATGAGACTCTCATGGCTTCTTCCGGCTTTTCAGAGAATCTGAAAAAGACTCTCATGACAAAGTGGCTTACCGGGGCGGTGGCCGCCGCCTTCATGAACAAAGGCTTTTGTTCTCGGGGAGTGCTCGTTCTCCAGGGCCCCCAGGGGATAGGTAAGACGAGCTGGTTCCGGAACCTCGCTCCCCATGAAAACGGATGGATCGGGGAAGGACGTATTCTGGATCCGGCGGATAAAGATAGCGTGCATAGTGCCGTGTCGTATTGGATTGTGGAGCTCGGGGAGCTTGAGGCAACATTCAAGAAGGCCGATCTTGCCCGATTGAAAGCCTTTATCACGAATCAGGCGGATAAGATCCGCCTCCCCTACGGCAGAAAGCACAGTACTTTTGCACGGCGCACGGTGTTTGCGGCAAGCGTGAACGATACACGCTTTCTTCTGGACGACACGGGGAACTCTCGCTGGTGGGTGATCCCGTGCAATAACATCAGTTATAACCACGGCATCAATATGCAGCAGCTTTGGGCGGAGATTTACCATTGCCACTATCGCCCCTTTGAAGAAAAGGATGGACGGCAGTATTTGTGGTGGCTCTCTCCGGAAGAAGAAGCACAGCTGGCAGAATACAACCATGACCACGAAGCGGAAGATCCCGTAGAAGAGGCCATTCTGAGCCTCAACGAAAAGCTCGATCTCGAAGCTCCCCCCTCGATATGGGTTGAAAGAACTGCCTCTGAGATGCTTCAGAAGTGCGACAGAATACCGGTAACCAGGTCGAACGTGACGAAAGCCGGGAAAGTCCTGCGGAAACTTTACGGAGCGCCCAAAAAGACCAAGCGGGGCAATGTTTATTTCATGCCCCCCGCAAAGAACGACGTCTACAGTTTATACCGGCAATACTAGAAGCCAGATGTCGTTTTACAAAAAAATAGATTAAAAGAACTTTGAAAATTGCTTTCATTGTTAATTTTTTGCGTTTTTCCGGGTGGAACCTTTTGAGGTTCCACCTAGGTTCCACCCCCCAGGTTCCACCACATCAAACCCTTATAAACACAGGGCGTACCCCCCCTATGGTGGAACGTTGGAACCTAAATAGAGGAAAAAGAGATAAGAAAAAAGAGGGGGAAAAGGGAGGCTCCGGGAGCCTCTAATATGAGCCTCATTTCATGGAAGTGTATGAAAATGACGTCACAGGTTCCACCTTTGTCACCATCCCTTGCGATGACTGGCTTGAAGGTGGTGGAACCTCGGGTGGAACCTCGGGATAAGAGGGGAAGACGAAAGGAGAGGGGTATGTTGAAGGATGGCGGCGCGATTCTTTGGGTACGTGAATTGGATGAAACGGGAAAATTTTTTAGAGTCTTCCATCCAGAGGGATGTTGTGTCTGTTACGTCCCGAATACGCATCGGTGGGCGGAATTCTTTTCGATTCTTCTTTCCAGAACTCCAGCCTTTTTGAACGAGCTTGTCGAACAAAGGAGCCCCTTGATACCCGCCCTTATAGAGGAACTTGCCGGAGGGAATGAACATTCCCGGGAGGTAGCGGTAAATCTCGAAGATCGGAGTCGTGAATGGAGGCGGAAAGATGATCTGCAATAATTTCCCAAGATCCGAAGGAATCAAGCACGATCTCGGAAAACTCCGCTACGATCTCATCCCCCCGGACGCTCTGGAGGAGCTCGCCCGGGTCTATACCTTCGGAGCGGGCAAATACGGAGACCGGAACTGGGAGAAGGGTCTCCGCTGGGGAAGGGTTTTCGGAGCGGTTTTTCGGCATTTTATCGCCTGGGCGAAGGGGGAAGACCGGGACGAGGAGACGGGATTGCATCCTCTGGCCCATGCCGCCTGGGGGTGCCTGACTCTGCTTTCCTATGCCAAGCGCGGCATCGGTGAGGATGACCGCCCTTCGAGCAAGACCGCCCCATCCCCCGGTGGGCGAGGTTGTAGCTGCCATGAGTAAGATGGACAGAGGGTTCCGGCCTCTCAGCAGACACGAGAATGCGCTTATTGTCTCCCTCCTGGAGCGCTACGAATCTATGGAATCCGAGCTCCACGCCCTGAACGCCGCCTATGCCCGCTCAGCCTATGCCGCCGTATCCCTGGGGGGATCTCTGGCGTGCGGAGGAGAAACTCTGCCTATCCAGGAGAGGATTCTCACGCAGAAGGAGAGCGATCCCCGGCTTCGGATGCTCCAGGATTTTACCTCCGAAATCAAGCGGGTATTGAGCGTTCTTTGCCCGGAAGAGCGGGAGGTGGTAACGCTCATGTATCTACATGGCCTCTCCGCCCGGGAAATAGCCTCCAGGCTGTGCATGGTGCCGCGCACCGTCTGGAGATATCGCAATAGGGCCTTTGCCCGCCTGGGGGCGGATCTCCTCCCGGTGATAGCGAGGTATGACTGGCGATGACGTTGACGGAGAGATGCCTGGAGGCACTGACGCATATAGGAAGAGCCGCCACATCTGCGGATATAGCCCTGCTCGCCGGGCTGAATTCTGTCCAGGTGAGCGTTCTGCTTAGGAATTACTCGAAGAAACATGGATATATCGGGATGAGCTATGGAGTCGGGCACGGTGGGGGCGGGAAGGTGGCGTTCTTTTATTTCCGAAGCTGGAGGAAGAGACAACGGGAGCCCCGGAAACTGCTTTTCCGCCCCTTCGGGGATCCCATGGAAGCGCGTTGGCACAGGCGGAAGATTCCGGAATACGGATGCGAAGCCTGGGCGGAACTGGTCAACAGGGATCCTCTGGATCTTTTGTTGAAACTCGGGATGACGGAAGGGGCGTAATTATGACTACCACCACTACCACCATGGAATGCAGGGAGTTCCTGGATCTCGGCTTGCTTTTGAGGATTCGGAGCGCCTTGTTGCGGCTCTTGGCGGCGGAACGCCTGGAAGGGCGGGATTCTCCCCCCTTCCGAAAGGCTCTTGCGGACCTCCGCCTTCTGGCACAGGAGATGGAAGCTCTTGATTTCTGATGACATTTGTCAACATTATGTGATGAATGTGGAACGGAGGAGGAAAACTTATGAGCCTCGCAAACATTTGCATATGGCTGGGGGTGGCTCTTGTGCTCGTTGTGGCAGCCCTTTGGGACATGTATCGCCGGTGGAGGAAGACTCTCAGATGGCTTGTGGCCGAGAGCAAGGAAAACAGAGAACTGAAAGTATATTTGCGCGAGCTAAAACGGAATTTTGACGTGGTTTGCGAGCAAAGAGACAAAATATGGGACGATTACGAAAAACTTAGGAACTCGTGGTTGATTCCAATTACCGAGGAGGTTAAAAAGTGAAGAGAGTAAAATTTATGGTAGGTATAGAGGGCTTAGGTGTTCTGTGTGAGGTACTTAACGCAGAGGATTTATGCCCTTCAAATCCGAATAGCGAGGACTTGAGCGAAAGGTATGAAGCCGACATGTATTCCTGGGGGGATCCTAAGATTTTTTGGGATGTGCAAGAAGCTGGTGAAGATGAATCTCTCGGGGTTACGAGCGTAAAGTTGTCACAGGTGTGACACGAAAAAGGTGCTATACTCTTATCATCGCAAGAAGCATGCGAAACAGCACGAAAAAGCCCCTTTCTCTCCCCCATTGAGAAGGGGCTTTTTTCGTGCGCTCCGGTCGGTTCTTGTCTGGTGAAAAGCCTTGCAAATACAGGATTCCCCTGTAAAAATCCCCTTGGAAAAGGAGGCCATGAGATGCCCTTACTGAGAGGCGAGCACGAACGATTTTGCCAGGAATACATCAAAAACTATGACAGCATAGCCGCGGCAAAAGCCATATACGGACAGCAGAATTACAACTCCGCCCAACGGCAGGCCCACCGCCTCCTCCGGAGGGAGGACGTGCAGGAACGCATCCGGGAGCTTAACGATAGGATTTGCGAGGAGGTGGGGCTTTCCCGCCACCTGGTAGTCCGCCAGATCGTGGCTATCCTCAAGGCGGATCCCCGGAAGATCGCCCGGTGGGCTCGTACTTCCGGGCGTTTCGGAGGAGGCGACGAGGAGGACGAAAGATCCGGGCAGAAATTTCTGTTTGACATGGAGACGAAGGGTTCCGCAGAGCTGGACGACGAAACCGCCGCAGCCATAGCGGAAATAGAGACCACGAAAAGCGGCATCAAGATCAAGACCCACAGCAAGACCGCCATCCTCAAGTTGGCCGCAGAGATCACCGGACTTTTGACTACTCCCGCCGCAGGGACCGAGGACGATCCTCTGCACGTGGCCCATCATACCGGGATTGCTCTTCTGCCGGATCAGGAGGAGATATCCGAATGACCACCGAAAGCAACCGCACGCAGCGCACCCGTTGTCAGGTTTATTCCCGGGTGGTGGGTTTTCTTACCCCTATTTCTCAGTGGAACAAGGGAAAGCGCGAGGAATGGGGAGATAGGGTTACGTTCGATCCGGACCGCTCGCATCTTCGGGAAAAATGAGGAACGTTATCTGGCAACCGAACCCCGGTCCCCAGACGGAATTTCACCGCCGGGGAGAGTACGAGGTTCTCTATGGAGGAGCCGCCGGGGGGGGCAAATCGGATGCTCTACTCATCGAGGCCCTTCGTCAGGTCCATGTTCCGGGATATAAGGGTATCCTCTTCCGCCGGAGCTTTCCCGAGGCGGAAGAGCTGATTGCTAAAAGCATGCTCTACTACCCCCGCATCTTCCCCCAAGCCCAATGGATTCGCAGCAGGAAAGAATGGAGGTTCCCGTCCGGGGCCTCCATTCGTTTTGGGTACCTGAAATCCCTGGGGGATGAGCTGAACTATCAGGGCCATGAATATCAGTACATCGCCTTCGACGAACTCACACACTTTCCCGAGAGCCAGTATTTATACCTCTTTTCTCGCTGCCGGACCTCGAATCCCGCTCTTCGGTGCTACATCCGAGCCGCCACGAACCCCGGCGGTCCGGGGCATCTCTGGGTAAAGCGGCGCTTCGTGGATTGCGCCCCTCCTCGGGAAACCTTTCGGGATCCCTCCACGGGACTTACCCGGGCGTTCATTCCGGCGCGCCTTCAGGACAATCCCAAGCTCCTTGAGGTGGATCCGGAGTACGTCAGCCGCCTCATGATTCTTCCGGACGCCCAAAGAAAGGCGCTCCTGGAAGGCGATTGGGACGCCTTCGAGGGCATGGTGTTCAGCGAGTGGAGCAAGGAGAGGCACGTCATCAAGCCCTTCGATATCCCCCCCACCTGGCACAAATGGCGGGGGCTGGATTGGGGCTTCGAGGCTCCCTATGCCTGTCTTTGGATGGCCTGCAACAACGACGGACAGGTCATCGTTTACCGGGAGCTCTACGGCATGCAGGATGGCAAGCCGAACCAGGGCACCCGGGAAACCGCCCAGGAAGTGGCGGCGCGCATCCGTGCAATAGAGCTCGCCGCAGGAGAGGAGATCTACGGCAGGGCGGACCCCAGCATTTGGGCATCCTCGGGGCACCAAGGCCCTACCATCTACGAGAGTTTCGCCTCGGAGGGAGTGCACTTCCAGAAGGCGGACCATCGCCCGGGTTCCCGGCTCCACGGGAAGATGCAGATCCACCAGCGCCTTCGGGGCTGGCGGTACGGCACTCCGGAATGGAAACCCGCCCTGCTTATCTTCGATACCTGTTCGCATCTTATCCGCACTCTGCCCGCCCTTCCTCCGGATCCGCACCGCCCGGAGGATATCGACACCAAGGCGGAGGATCATGTATACGACGCTCTCCGCTATGGATTGGAAGAGCGGCCCTGGACTCCGCCCCAGGAAGTTTCCCCGAACCGGGACGGATGGGCCGATATCTGGGATGACCACAAAGGAGGTGATGCCGCATGGCAAGCCGTGTAAAGGACAACGCCGCTACCGTATCCATGGAATGCTTTCTCCCCGGAGGTTCGAGATGGACCGCCGTGCCCGTGGACGTGCCCGCCCCCGGAATTCTGTACGGATCCCGGGGTAACGAGGGGATATATCTGCTTCCCCAGGTCGTAGCTCCTGGCAGGAACCTGGTACTCATGTACTCCTCCACGCTGACCCGCCTTATTGCTGGGGATGATGCAGGAACGATAGTTCCCGTATCTTCGGAGGAGCCCAAGCCCAGAACGAAGACGAAACGGATTGAAGCTCATGCCGACGCAGAAGACGAGTAGTTTCCATGAAATACGGGACTGGTTCCGGTCTGCCGTTGCCGCGAATGCCTCCTGGAGGGAGGCGGCTCTGGAGGATATCGAGTTCTACGCCGGGGAGCAATGGGACGAGGCTTCCCGGGAGGCTCTCAACAAGGCCAAGCGCCCCGCCATAACCATCAATCATATCCGGCCCCTCATCAACCTCCTCAGCGGCTACCAGCGCCTCAACCGCTACGAGCCGGACTTTCTCCCCCGCACGGGGGACGATGTGGAAAAGTGCAACGTCGCCAAGGGGATTACCAAGTATTTGTTCGATACCAACGAGTTCGATTATGAGGAGTCTCGGGTTGCCCTGGATGCGTTTCTGACCGGTCTGGGGTGGTTCTATCTCTCCTACCGGGACGGGGAAATCTGCTTCAAGCGCGTGTCCCCCTTCAATGTGTACCCCGACCCGGAGAGCCGGGAGGAGGATCTTTCGGATGCGGAGTGCATTCACTACGCCCGCTGGACTTCGAAACGCACTCTCAAGAGGCATTTTCCGGATCATGCCGATGTCATCGAGCTTGTGGTGGCTCGGTACGATGCGGACGAAGGCGGGGACCACCTCGGAGAGGATTCTCTCTGGTACTCCGCCGAGACGAAGAAGGTCCGGCTTATCTCTACGTGGTACCGCTCCTTCCGGGAAGAGAAGATCTGTTCCTTTCCCCCGGAATTACAGCTCCCGGACACTCCCTTCGAAGAGGTTCCCCCGGAACTTCGGGAGCTTGCCCGAATCCGCACCGAGAGCCGGGAAGAGATTCGGGTGGCGTCACATATCGGGGATCTCCTTCTGGAGGATGTGCCGTCCCCGTATTCCCACGGGAAGCTTCCCTACATCATGGTTCCCGCTTATTGGCTTGGCGAGGGGGATACCCCCGCCGGAGTCGTGCGGGATCTCAAGGATCCCCAGAGGGAGATGAACAAGAGACGCAGCCAGCTCCTGCACATCATCAACACCATGGCGAACCGGGGATGGCTGGTGAAGAAGGGCGGTCTGGATTACGCAAACAAGACCAAGCTCGAAAAGCAGGGCTCCACTCCGGGGGTGGTCATCGAGTACAACGAGACGGGCAGTGCTCCGGCTCCGTTTTCCACCGATACCATCCCCTCGGGATTCTTCCAGGTGGACAAGCAGTATCAGGAGGATCTTCAGAACATTTCGGGGATCAACGAGGCCATGCTGGGTACGAACGTTCCCGCATCGGCCTCGGGACGTGCCCTGGAACTGCGTCAGCGTCAGGCCGTCACCAGCCTGGCCATGCTCTTCGACAAGCTCAGAATGGCGAAAAAACGGCTCCTGAAGCAGCTCTGGGGAGATCCCAAACACCCCGGACTCCTGCCACAGTTCTACCGGGAGCCCCGGGTATTTCGCATCGTGGGGGAATCCGGGCAGCCTGATTTCGTCCCCGTCAACCAACCCCAGGAAACCGTGGATCCCCGAACGGGCATGGCGGTACAGCAAATCCTCAACGATCTTTCCACCTTCGAATTCGATGTCGTGATTTCGGACACCCCCGCCACGCCGAGTCAGAGAGTGGCGGCCTTTTACGCCCTCCTGGAGATGGCAAAGGCGGGGCTCCCGGTACCTCCGGACGTTATCATCGAGGCCTCGGATCTGCCCCAGAAGGAGATGCTGAAAGAACGTCTCATGCAACAGCAGCAGATGGAGATGCAAGCCCGGCAACAGCAATCCCAGGGAATGCCTCCGGGACAGCCCGGAGCGCCGCCCATGGGGCCGCCTTCTCCGAACCTCCCGGATATTCTGGCGGGAGCCCGGGGAGGGTAAGAACTCGGAACGTTCCGAGAAAGAGGGTTTTCGTAACCCTGTACAGAAAATGGTGATATGCGGAAAGCGCATCTCACCATTTTGTATATTCGAAAGGAGCGAGGCAACGTATGGATAGTCACGAGGACATGACCCAGGAAGATTACGCAGGAGTGGAAGAAACCCTGAGTGCTCTGCTGAAACAGCAGGATCCCCAGGAACCCCAGGAGGAACCGGAAGCTCCCCCCGCAGAAGAGGCCCCCCCGGAACCCCGGCAGCCGGACCCGATACAGGAGCGCCTCTCCCAGTACGAGCAGAACATGCAAAGGCTCTACCAGAACGAGTATCAGGCCGCCCAGACCATCCGGCAGCAACAGGCGGAACTGGCGGCTCTGCGGGCTCGGATGGAACAGTTCCAGCCCCCCCAGAAGTCGGACAAGCTCCCGGAGGATCCCATGGAGCGCCTGGTGGAGGAGCGGGTGCGGGCTCGAATGGAACGGATGGAGGAGGAATTCAAGCGGCGGCATCAGGAGGAGATAGCCCCCATCCAGCAGACCCTCCAGCAGCAGCAGGCCATGAGTGCATGGCAGCAGAGAGCCCAGCAGTCCCAGGAGGCGGCCCGTCAGCGGTACAAGGATTACGACGACGTGGCTCTGCTCGTCGTGCCCTGGCTCCAGCAACAGCAGCAGAGAGCGGCTTTGGGAGACCCGAACGCCCAGGCCATGCTCAACATGGTTACCACGTCCCCGGATCCCGCAGAGGTGCTCTACACTCTGGGGCTCCGGTTCCGCTTCGAAGCGGAGAAGGCTCAGGCGAAAAATCGGCCCGCTCAGCCTCCGAAGGCGCCTGGGGCGAAGGTCTCGCCCGCCGGAGACGGCAAGGAAATTCAGATGCCCCGGGGGGCCGATATCCCCGGCGGATCCGGCGGCGGATCGGAACTTGACCTGAACAATCTGACCAGCGCTCAATGGAGCAAGCTCCCGGAGGATGTCCGATCCCGGATCCTCCGAGGAGAATAACCGAACCATATAAGGAGAGTGAATCATGGCTACCACCAAGTACCCCCCGAATTTAGTCCAGCGAGCATGGGCTCTGGACCTCTGGAAAGAGGTTATGGACGAGATCTATTTCAAGAAGTTCATGTCCGAGGGATCCGACAGCGTCATTACCATGAAGACGGATCTGAAGACCAAGAAAGGCAACAGCATCACCATTCCTTTGCTGATGAAGCTTCAGGGTACGGGCATTGCGGGAGATGCGACGCTGGAGGGCAACGAGGAGGCCCTGACCTACTACGACATGGAAGTGACCGTAGGCCAGCGCCGCCATGCGGTGCGGTCCGAGGGTTCCGAGGAGGAGCAGAAATCCCAGCTCGATTTTCGGAAGAATGCGAAGTCCGCTCTCAAGATCTGGATGCAGGAGCTCATTGACGGTTCCATTTTCTCGGCTCTCTGCTCCGCTCCCTCCCCGAATCGTCTTCTCTTGCCCACGGGGTGCTCTGCGGTTTCGGACATTACCGCCAGCGGCAAGCTCACCACTACCATGATCCGGCTCGCCAAGCTCCGGGCGAAGATGGCAACTCCCAAGATCCGCCCGGTGCGGGTGGACGGCAAGGAGTATTACATCCTGCTCGTCAACCCCTATGCGGCGGACGATCTCAAGCAGGATGCCACGTGGCTTCAGTCCCAGCGGGAAGCTGGTATCAGGGGAAAGGAGAACCCCATCTTCTCCGGAGCTCTCGGCGTCTACGACGGGGTGATCCTCCACGATCACGAGAATGTGCTCCTCGCCGCAGACGGGGCTTCCGGGGCTCAGGTGGCCTATAACGTGCTGCTCGGAGCCCAGGCGGGAGCCTATGCGGTGGCAAAGGAGCCCTTCTGGAAGGAAAAGGCTTTCGATTACGACAACCAGAAGGGCGTGGCTACCGGGTTGATCTACGGAGTCCGGAAGAGCGCTTTCAACGGCGAGGATTTCGCGGTCATCACGTGTCCCACCTCGGCGGCGCTGCGGTAAAGGAGGCAGAAGAAAATGAAGAAATTTGCAGTTGTACTCCTGGTGCTGCTCTTCGCTCTCCCGGCTTTGGCGGCGGTCCCCCCGGGAATTGAAGCTCTTCGGGGATATCTCATCACCGGAGGCGGCAATGCCGAAGAGTTCGTGAGTTTCGTGAAGGGGCAGTACGGGGACTACACCTTTACGGTGGTTCCCGAGGTCGCCACCGTGACCAGTCCGGATCTGAACGAGGGGCCGGTTCTGGTTCCCGTGACGGTCTCCCTCGTTACCGCTGACGGAGAGCTTCACCGCTGGTATAACGGCCCTCTCAAGATCGCCGTGAGCGATGATGATTCTACCGGCGCGGCTACGTTGTCCCCCGCCACCACCACTCCCACCATGACGAACGGACAGTATACGGTGCTGCTGGTTTTTTCTGACGCCGCCTGGACCGTGGGAAAGAAGGCGTGGATTACCGCTTCGGATCCGGATACCACGGGGTTCGGAGGGTGGCCCGCCGGCGACGTGGCCGGGTATGTGGCTGTTGTCAGCGGCGATATCTAGGCGAAGGAGGGGGCGGGGTTCCCGCCCCCTCGTCCACACTACAGCAGATCGGAGGTTGCCATGAGTACCACCACTTCGTTGCTCCTGGCCTTGCGGGTAAAGCTTCGGGATCTGGGGGAAACCTCGTACTCGGATTATGAGCTCCTCCGGAAGCTGGAGGAGGGAGACCGGGAGATCCGCCGTCTCGCGGCGATCTACAAGCCCTCGTTTCTGGCGGTGCCCTATGCGGGGACGTGCGTTCCCGGAGAACGCCTCGTGACCATGCCGCCCCATACGCTGCTCCTGGAGGTGGTTCTGGATGGAAAGCCTCTGGAGGCTATCGACATGGACGAATTCGCCGCTCTGGCGGGCACGTCCCCCGGCAAGCCCCGGAAATTCACCCCCTTCGGAAAGGTGGCCTTTCGATTTTCCCCCGCCCCGGATCTGGCCTATGTATTCGAGGCATGGCATGTCCCCACCGCTGCCCCCCTGGTGAGGGACGAGGAATTGCCCTGGCCTTCGGAGTTCGACGATCTCCTTTTGGACTATGCCCTGGTGCGGATTCAGGGCAAGGATGGCATGGAATTTTTCGCAAAATGGCATGATGAGGTGGTGCAGCTCCTTTCGGGCTCTCCGCCCCGTCAGACGTTGGTGGAAGGGTACTTCCGGGAGGGATAGCCATGACGTGCGCGGAATTTATCGAGCACCTTCTCCGGCCCCGGGTGCACGATCCGGATAAGGCGGGATACTCGGACGAGGAGCTGCTGTCCGTGGTGGAGGCGTCGCTCCTCCACCTGTATGCCACTGCGGGAGCTTCCGGAAAAGGAACCTTCGTCAAAGACCATACCGTAACCCATTACGGACAAGTACCCGCAGATTTCGGGGGTTTTTGCGGGCAATATCCCATCCGGCAGCAACGGGGGCGGTTTTACCTCCTGACGGAAGAAAGCTCCCTGGATGTGCGCTATAATCCCGCCCCTCCCCAGGGGCTCGGCCTGGACTCCGAGCTCCCGCTCCCCGGGCGATTTCTTCCCCTGCTTTTAGACGTCGCCGCCGTGCGCGCCCTGAACCGCAACGAATTCGACACAACCCAGGATCAGGCCGTGGCGAATGCCCTTCTTGAAGGCGTGGCGGGGATGCTGGAGTAATCCATGGCCTACTTCGACCGTCATGCTAACGACTTCCGCCAGACCACGCAGCTCCGTTTCGGGGATTTTTCCGGAGGGGTGAATACCTCGGTATCTCCGGAGTTCCTCCAGGCGAACGAGCTTGCCGAGGGCCGGAACTGGGAGTACGAACATCTCTCCGGGGCTATCCGGGTACGGGACGGCACGGAGACGAAAGTCTCTCTCTCGGGAACCCCCACGGCAATCTTCTGGGCTCCCGTGTTCGAGCGGTATCTGGTATCCGAAACCGTGGGAACCGAACATAGGCTTTACGCGGTGCATCCTGCGGGCTGGACGGAGACTCTCGTAGGAACTCTTTCGGGAAAGGAGCCTCCCATGTTCGCTCCCTTCGGAGATAACGGGGAGATTCTCCTCGCTTCCGGAGGGGCGCTCCAGCAGATCTCTTTCGATCCCGAAAGCCCCACTCCCTGGACCCTTGCGGCCGTTACCGCTCTCTCGGGATACGAGGCGGACGCCTATTCCAACGTGCAGGAAGATTGTAACTACGTGTGGACCCGGAACGGGCATATCGGAGTGGCCGCCACGAGCGGGGATATCATCCAGTATTCCGGCCTCGGAGACCCCGCGAAATGGAACTGCTCCGCCTCCGGAGCGGATCGGGCGTATATGTTCGAGGTGGGGTACAAGGAGGGGTTCCAGACCGTGGCGGTGGCTCCTCTCTCCACGGATCTCCTCGTGTTCAAGGCCGCGCCGGACGGATCCGCCGGAGTGGCATACCGCGCCATAGGGGATCCCTGGGATGATACGTTCTCCCTCGTGGCACAGAGCCATGACGCGGTATGCGTGGCTCCCCGGGGGGCCATTGCCGTGAAGGATGAGGCGTTCTATCTCGACCGCCGGGGGCTCCTGGCCTTCGGGGTATCCGCATCCTATGGAGATGTGGCCACGGTGGAGCCAGGGCAGAAGTGCAATTCCGCCCTGGCGAAGGCCGCCACCTGGGACGGCTGGTGCTACTCCTCCCTGACGAAGCGGGTGGTGCTCATCAATCCCGATAACGGGGATACCCTGTATGCCCTCTCCACGGTGACGGGAGGCATCTTCCCCTGGGTCTATCCCTGGAGCGTCACCGGGGCATGCGATAACGGATCCCGCATCGTGATCGTTTGCGGGGACGGAAAGCTGCGGGAAATCGGAGAGGGATACTTTACGGACGATGGCGAGAATATTCATGCCATCATCCGGACCGGCACGAGCTCGAATATTTCTCCGTATTGCGTCAAGAGCCTTGGTGCGGGATTCGTCACCGCCGAAACTGCCGTGGGGGAAATCAAGATGGGTAAGGTGATTCGCCCCTGGACGACCTCCGCCGGCGGAGATATCGCCTATGCGGATGACGATGTGGCCCATTCCGACATGGATCCCCTGGTAAACCGAGCCCGCTCCCTGATCCGGTTTCTGTGCAACGCCCGGGTGGAAGAGGGATACATTAGGTTCTCCGTCACATCCGGACGGGTCACGCTGCGTTTTCTGTTCGCCCTTACTGCGGAGGTGGGATAAGCAATGGCATATGCACTCGGTAACAGCAGTAATTTCTATAACCCCCCCGATGAATCCATCACCACGAACATGGTTCTGGAGGACCATTATAAAGACCTGGTCGCCATGGTGGAGATCCTGAACCGGCTCCGGAAAATGGCGGGGGAATCCTCCCCGGATACCTACGATGTGCGGGCTTCCCTTTCGGAGGGGCTCTTGAAAATCGAATATTGGAATGGCTCTTCCTGGATAAGTGCTCTGGAGGCCGACGAGTTCACCGTGGGAATCCTGCACGTGGACACTATTTCCGTGGGAACCCTGGAGACTGCGGGGGCGGAGTTCTTGACCAAGGGAGAACTGATTAAATGGAGGTATCTGTTGCGATGAAGACCCTTATCGCTCCCTGGGTTATCAACCAGGGCTCTTCGTTCTACGAGCACTACGGGCTTTTCGACGATGAGGGAAACCCCCTCTCTCTTCTCGG